CTGTTTCAACCTTTTCAGTAATTGAAGCATGTCTACGCATGTCTCCGCCCATAAACATCTTATCCTTTGTCATATCCATACAAAGTTTAAGTTGCATTAATTCCAAATAATCAAAGTCAATCATAGTTTGTAGTGTGCCATAGTAAAAAGTGAAAAACCCCACAGACGAAAAATTACCCCGAATTTTTTTCCCCCGATCCTGTGAATCAAAAGTAAAATAATATATGGGATTAGTATCTACGTCCGCAAGGTCTATAGTTAAGACGTGTCTGCTTCTCGTAGTAACCCTCAACGTATTCGTAGTGCCCTAACCAATGGCCAGGGATCCAAACACGTCGGGTTACTTGCACTTCACACATGCGCCTCCTAGGAGGTGCTTCATAATGATAATGATAGTGCTGCCCATGCCCATCAAACGGCTCCCAGAATTCATTCCAGGTTAGAGCGTTGGCAGGTGCCGCAGTCAGTAGCAGCAGAGGGGCAAGGGCAAGTAGTTTCATCAGTCGTCGTTAGCGAGTGCAGCAAAGTAGTCCAAGTCAGGACCCTCATCTGCTTTGTTTAACTCTTCAATCTTAGCACCGAATCCACTGGGAGTGGGATCAGGAGCGACCACTTTCTCAGGTGTCACAAAGCCACCACGTCCTTCAGACTCACCCTCAAAGGACTCGTCACGAGTGCGGACTTGAGTACGACCCCTGTTAAGGACCATATTCAAACGCTCTTCCAGTTTCTCATAGGACTTGAATGCAGTAGGATCAATGAATTCCTTAAGGGAATATTGAGACTTCCACAGTGCTTCCAATTTGTCATCATCGTAACCACCCAGCGTAGCAGGTGCAGCGAAGTCAGACTTGTCATAATTCCAGTATCCACCAATGGTTTGGATCTTGATACGGAAATCAGCACCTTGCCACATATCAAAAGGATTGACAGGAGTCTCATCCTCAAACTGTGGTTGCATAGAGGATACCACCTTGTCGTGGATCTTCTTGCCATACTTATACAGGAATACTTTACCCTCATTTTCTGGGTGAAGTTGATCCTTTACAACATAGATGTTACTGTAGTAAGAGAGCTTACGCTTCTGCTTACGAGCAACCTCTTTGTCAGCATCGAGACCACTATTCCAGAGTGTGCGATTCAATTCACCAACAGGATCTTTTTGACCCAATGTAGTGAGTGAGTTTTCAATATACCATCCACCAGGACCTTGGAAAGCGTGACTCCATACCTGTGCCCAAGGAAGGTCTTCCCCATCAGGTTCAGGAAGGAAACGGATCACGGCATAACCGTTACCGCTCTTGTCCACACCGGGTTTCCAGAGACGCTCGTCAGGACCAGCACCCTGTGGTTTAGACATCTTTTCAATCTGCTGAGTCAGTTTATCAAATGACCCAGACTTTTTCTTAAGACTAGCAAAAGACATGTATTTCTCCGTTGTTTTGTGTTTTGTTGTGTTTGCCACCGTATTATGATGGCATACTATTTAGGTCTTGTCAAGGGCTCGTGTGCGGTTGATGACCAGCACACGCTCACCGTCGTGGGTGAATTGTAGGTCATCGTCAGGGTCCCAGCAGAGTTCCCCGTATAGGGCATCAAGTTTCTGCATGTCCTCATACAGTTGGTTAGGATTCGGCATCACGCAACTCCTTACGCCACACCTGAAGTTTTTCTTCCATAGTTTGTAGGATCATCATAAGATTCATGCCACCAGAATACTCTTGGGACAAGAGATCAATACGATCCTTGACAAACTTTGCGTCATTATCATCGTCATTAGTAGGATCCATCCCATGAGATGCTAATGCCAAGCGTGAGTAAAATACTTTCTGCTTGGCAATTAACTCTAGAGTTTTCTCTACATGCTCCAGTCGTTGTGCTGGATCAAATTCTTTGAGACCAGCAGACATCTTCAAGAGTTCTGTATAACACTCCTGAATCTCCACTACTTCCTCTTTTACTACGTCACTCTTAAAAAATTCGTTGTCTGTCATAGTGGCAGGATGCCTCTGCTCGTTCGTTTAATGTAATTTAATTGCTGTGCGTCCCATTTGAGTTTGTCTTTGAGTGGTTTTGAGATGAGTTTACTTACAGTTTCAACCTCAATCTCAAACTCCTCGCAAACAGATGCGACTGCTTCTATGTAGTTGATCAGTCCTTGGGACTCTTTGACTCGCATTTCTACGAGAGAGGTAAACTTACCCTGAGTCATGAATTTTTCTTCAATCTCTTTCATTTAAGTCCCTCGACATAATAATGATACTCTTCTATCCAATCAATTAGGGTATCCATATAAGGTATCTTATCATACTTCTCTACAATTTGCATAGATCCTTGCTCAGATACTGAAATCGTGACAAGTTTGTCCACCTCAACACCAGTCATCTCATAATACATGTAAGCATATGCTGCTTCCTGCACAATGTATGACATGAGATACTCTTCTTTCTTAATTCTGGTTGTGGTTTTGAAGTCAATGATCGCTAGAGAGTTATCAAACTCAGCAATACAATCAACCCGACCAGCAAGACCCAACTTAAGAGAATGAAGAGGGGCTTCAATACAATGAATGTTAGAAATACGATCAAGATCCTGACGAGCAAACCCAAAAAGGTACTTGGGAAGACCCGTGCTCTTTTTAACTTCTTCCAAATCATTTTTAAGATAGTTCTCCACGATGGTATGGTATTGGGTGCCACGCCATGATGCAGCACGACGGACACGCTCTGCCTCAGTATACCCCACTCGCTTCTCCCAAGCAAGGATACCCTCCTTAGTATTATGACCAACAACAGTTGTAACGCTGGGCATCCAACCACTATCGGTCTTATAGAATCTCCCGTGAGGAAGGGTCCTACTCTCTAACTCTTTAAGAGGAGCAGCAGGACCAACATAATTAAAAGACATTCACATTCCCATGTTAATTTTAGATACAAGATACTCTTTCACTAACCCAGACCTTACGATGTCCTCAATACCAAACTCAACACAGTCGAAGGATGGCATCTGTTGTATGATTTTCATGAAGTCAAGCACGCCATTGCGCTCATTAGACTTCACTAGATCAGACTGGGAATAGTCACCAGAGAAAATGATCTTAGCATCTTCACCAACACGAGTGATAATGGAATCAAGCTCATGGAAGTTGAGATTACTAAACTCATCCACTATTATAATACACCTGTCAAGGGTCACGCCACGAATGAATGAGGTGGACCAGAAAGAGACGGACTCTTGTGTTCTAAGGTTAGCATACAATGATTCAAACGCATTGTCATCTGGCATCTCAAACATATACTTCACCATATTCTTATAGGGAATCTGGTAAAGGTTTGCCTTGTCCTCATGATCTCCAGGAAGGAAACCAATCTCTCTCGTAGGCACCAGTGAGCGGACCATATACACCTTCTCGTATGGAGTCTCTGGATCCAAGACTTCACGCAATGCTAGGTAAAGACTAATAAAAGTCTTACCTGTGCCAGCAGCACCATGCAAGACTAGGTTTTTACCTTCAGCGTAGGAGTTGAAAATAGTTTCTTGGTTATCTGTGAGCGGATTGATCTGCTTGAGATGCTCAAGATTGATAGGTTTCTTTCTTCTCATTTGCTTTGCTGTGAGTGTCTCCAGTTTCATGGAGCGACGACGTGTCTTGGACTTGACAGATGTTGGCATAGAGGATGTTGGTTAGGTGTAACGGGACAAATCTGCTACGGGGTGATCGGCTTGCATCTTCTGCATAACCTCTTTGAAACCATCGGACTGTTTAGGATCGCCGTAGGTTACCCCACCGATACCTGCTTGCCAGTCCTTGTCCCAGTCGGGATTATCTTTACGCCACTGATCATAGGAGACCATTGACATAGAGAATTCTTTTTTCTCACCTGTCTTTAGATTCTTTACACTGTATGTAGGCATTACAAACTCCTGCTCTGAGGCATAACTTGACTACAAATATACTTAGCGGTGGGTATATCTGACTCAAAGAGTTGCTTCGATTCAGACTGTGACCGTGCTTCAACGATCTTATGGTGACGACGATTACCTGTAGCAGGTAATGAATAGGTAATCCTGTATTTAATTAGTTTCAAACTCATTAATCCATCCTCAAACATGGTTGCATGTCGTCCCAGTCATCGGGACATCCACACTCTTCTTTTTCTTTGGGGCACCAGTCAAGTGCCTTAGCAACGATAGGAAACTGACACCTGAAGTGTTGCTTACACAACTCAGCGATGTCCATGTGCTCCAGCTGTGTGCCATTAGCAGATCGCAATTGGATGTAATGGATCCACGAACGCACAGAGCCCGTCATGAAAATTCTGGTGGGTGTAGCAAGGGGAAGCACAAAACGAGCACACTCCTTTGCAATACCTTCACGCAGCAATTCATTGTAGAGGTCCATTCCTTCAGCAAAGTATTGGTGGATGCGTCCTTGCAAGAATGCTTTCTGCTGTTCATCCACACCGTCAATACTATTCTGACGATTCTTACTGTCCTGCAGACGTAGGTCAGGCACCTCAATCATTCCACCCAGCAGATTAGTATCCGCATAGCGTTGTGAGAACTCTTGATATGTAAAACTACGATGCCTCAGGATTTGAGCTGCCAGTCCTCGGGTAGTGTTAATCTCAAGCGTCATGAATGCTTGCTCAAACACACTCCAGTGTCCATGCTCAATGCAATACTTCAAGAGACCAGCAACCTCAGGGTTGGACTGGTTGTTTGGGTTGCTCACACGAGCAACGTATCCCATGTGCTTCTCAGCATCAGGGGTCACAGATACAATGCACACCTTGGAGGAGTGCTCCGTAGGGATTATTTTAGTCATTATTAGGGATAAGTAGGCGAGAGATAACGATTATTCCCATGCTTGTCCAGTATGTTAGCACAGGTAGTGCAAATAGTCCTGGCATAAACCAATTCCAGATAAACATTAACGCCAGTGGTGATAGAAAGAGAGTGCCGAGTCCTGCAACAACCTTTTTACCCATCTCAATGTTGTCCAGTTTCTCCTGCTCCTCTGCTTCTTTCTTCAATGCAACATCAACTGTTGCCTTCATGTCTTCCATCTGCTGCTCAGCAGAGCGTCTGGGATCGAAGTAGACTTGATCTTTAGTCATCCTTTGCCCTTGGTTACCTTTGCTTGTTGTTTGTTTGGATCTTGCCATAGTTTGGGATTGATTCTTCCTTCAGTTTGTTTATACCATTTCAGATCATGTTTATACTTGTCCCAATAATGGTCAAAGATATCAACACTTTTTGCGCTGGTAACGATATCGTAATGCTCCTTACCCTCAACCAAATAGCAGACAATGAAAGCAGAAGTTGGTAGAGACCTATCTTCTGCTAGCGTGTTGTCACAATCTGAGTGTAATGTTTTGATCT